CAAGTTGTCTATTAAGTGCATTATTACCGGACTCGCTCTGCATCCCTAGGTCTTTCATCATAAGACTTGTTTTTAATTGGTTGTTGTTCATCCTTGATTCAGTCTGGAATCGTTGTCGTGTCATGTCGCTTGACCGTGTGTGTGCCGGGTCGCCGATACTCGCAGTCATGCCCTGCAATCTCTGACGAGAAGGACCATATACCTTCCCCATGTAATCGGTGTTAAACGGAGATACGGCACCGTAGGCGTCAGGTGAATTCTGACCTAGGTTAGCAAGTTGCGAGAAATGACCCTGCATCCTGGGATACATGGCTTGCATCATCATTAACTGGTTCTTCTGCTGTGCGGGAGATAACGTAGACGTAGACGATCTATTATATCCGGTAGTTATTCCACCGGCTGTTCCCGCCGCCGAAACCAAAGCCCCTAATACCGCTGCTGCTGCCATGTTATGTCTCCTTAAATACTAATATACTAAAATACTAAACTATAATCAATTACTTTTTATGTCCCAATTCATCATTAAATCCTATCATAATTGACTCCACCTCGAAGTCTGCACCCGCAACATTGGCTACCTCAAACCTAACCTGTAAACCCTTGTGCATGAAGTTTGCGATATACTCGACATACGATGCTCCCCCGGCCTGGTCCACGTTAATCCAGTTCGACCATGTTTCCCCGAAGTCCGCCGAAGCCCGTATCTGAATATCCCCAACCAATCTTTCGGTCATACCCAAGACGGCCTCAAGAAGCATGAATACATGAACCGGATCATTTAATGGATAGTCCCTAGTGGTGAATGATGCGTCTATAACAGTCCCATTGTCGTCATTGTATGTGTCCCGCATTTCGTATACATATCCGTTGTTATCACCAAGAAGAAGTGATTGAACATTAGAATACGCGATCAGATCCACCCATCTCATATTCATATCGTTGTATGTTCTATTGAGAGCGTCTATATCCGCAACCGTGGGAGCATACAATTTATTGACAAAGGCCGCACAGGTAAACTGTTGGCTTACTAATGTTGTTGGATTTATTGCAAAAGTCCATATGGTCCAAGTGTTTTCAACATAATTGAAGCAATATGCCTTATCGGGGTATTGTGATTCTGCCTTTGTGACATTATTGTTCACATCTCTGATTTCCAATGTCGGTATGAATATACAGTAAAGGTTCTCATTAGGAATAGTGAAAGCGAAGGCGTGACTCATGTATGCCCCGTTCCACTCATTCTTCATGGTGTTTATAATTTCAGTCCCTATGGGCATTAGACTCAATCCATCAAATTTATATACGTTGTCGAGGCCCAGGAACATATGATAATCGCCAAAGTTTACAACCGTTCTTCCAACGGGTATTTCTATATCAATAATGACGTCCTGTTCCATGTCGAAAGGATCGGTATTACCACCCTCCGGCGTGGGATATGCCATTGATATTGACTTGTTTTTGTATATAATCAGCCGGTTCTTTAATATCTGCATACCTATGATTTCATCATTCTTCTGTAGGAAATCATAGTAGCACCCACTCCATGTCTCGGGCGCTCCGGCAGTAGCAATCTCTAGTGTCTGTGGCATATTTGTACCACCATCGGTAGTCCAGGCGGCTAGGAAATGTTCGTACATGGCAGCTCCGAAGTATCCTATGTACTTCGCCGTGGTTGGTACACCAGTACTTCCGAATGTTGAAATTGATCCGGTACCCGTCCACTTCATTATGGGGTCAACGCCATTAGAGGCCACAAGTATCTTGTCCCCTACCGAAGTCAGATACGGATATGCAAATGACCAATAATCATCATCTGTCCCATTGAAGCAAAGGGTCATTATATAATTAACTTCATGCGAGGATGTTATACATAGGCCCATTGATAGAGTAACACCCGTATTGGTTGCAGTAGCATTGTTACTTATAGTTATCTGTGTGGCAGAATCAATAGTCAATATACTTGAATTGGACGGTATACCCGTACCTGATATTCCCATACCGACATGAAGTATTGCAGTGTTAGGTATATTAGTTATAATAGCTGATGTGTTAGTGGTATTGCCCGTTGTCGTGTTTGTAGCCAGTAGGGTAATACCTGTCGCTGAATCCACGGAATGAATAGTATACCATGTGCTTATATCGGCGGATATTGAACCGGCCGTGGCATTTCCAGTAGCCGCCATGTCAATGGTTATTGTACTACCAGACCAATCTATAGATTTTATTCTTGTACCCACAGAAAGAAATGTCGCCGTTAATTGTAGACCAACATATAAATTAGAAAGAGATGATATCGATGAAAGAATAAAAGACATTATTGATATTGTGTTCGCTACTACATCCAGAACAAGAGGAACAGCATTACCGTAATAAGAACTTGATCCATCATTATAAAAAAACAATGCACCCGTTGATGACAGCATACTTCCACAAACACACTGAGTCGAATATAATGTTCCCATTACCTTTATTTCCTGAGTGTATTCTATTGATATTGCATGGGTTGATGTAGACAACATTATCATTCTTGCATTTATTGTCTCACCATTTTCAACGAATAAAAAGTGTGTACTATCAATATACAATAATTCATTATGATGGTTTTGGCAGTTTATTGACGTTATGTCTAATCTCGTTGATATTGAAAATGTCGATCCGCTATCAACAATATAAACACAAACTGGATAATATGTCGTTGCAACAATACCAACCATTATCAATCCGGTGCCGGATGAAGCATGGGCAAAACAAAGACTGTCAATTCTATACATTGAATAAGCGGGTATTGGTATTGTACTGTAATAATTCTGTGTTATAGTCGATGATGTAACACTCAAATTGTAGAAATACAAAGACCCGCCACTTGATGTCCTACAAACTGTTATTACCGATGATGAATTTACAACCACCCCAAGTTTGGCCGTCATTGCGCCTCCGGATATAACAAATGCGGTACCCGGTGTTATTGTTGATCCAGAAATACCAAGAGGATATAAACGTGGCGAGTAATATGTTGACCATGTAAATCCCGAAGCAACGGCAAGTGTACTCGATAAAACAACTACGGTCATATATCCTTCATAAGCACTAGTGTAATATGAATAAGAAGTTCCGGGCGTTATGGATGTTCCAGAGATCGTTAATATTACAGAATAATATGCTCCGGAATAATAATAACACGCTATTGCTAATGTTGATGATATTTTTGAAACATTATGGTATGTTATTGCACTCGACACCAATACACGTTCAGTCCCAATCGTTGTAGTAGACCCCGATAATGTTATAATTCTTCCACATAAATAACCAGATGCGTTTGAATATAATTCAAGTGTTGTTGTTGAATCAAGAGAACACGAACTTGACAGGTTATTTGCCCGTGCCGAAAATGATGTGTTTCTTTGAACCGTCCCCGTAAAATTAACCGCAGTAGTAGACGCATTATTCGTACCAAATTTAATTGTATATCTATCGAGCAGTGTCCATGACGCCGGTATCCATGTGGAACCCACACCCGTAACGGCAAGTGAATTGACCCTAGCCGTTCCAGTATTATACGTCGAAGATATAGTGGTGAAACTACCCGTAGTAGTATCGTATAAATAAGCGTCCCTCGAAGTCCATACGAGTGTCCACTTATCCCCCAACCGCACCTGTTCATAATAGGTAATACCGTTGATAACGCCGTTAAGATGTGTCGGTCCCAGGGGGGCATAGCCATAGCGCCTACGCACGCGCCCCTGCTGGAATATGACATTATCACAATCCGCTACCTTATTCTCTGGTATCATACGGGGGTGAAAGTCTTTTACTACCCCATAGAGTTGAGGCAAATACTTGTTCTTCACTTTAAAGCGCCTCGTATCTGATCTACTTTATGATGTCTAGTCTTCTCCGGTGTTTGCATATATATCTTAAATGCCCAGGATGCAACCGCAAGAAGACTTGCGAATATGACAATCATAATGCAGACTGGAATTCTCTTGAGTTTCACCGGTCCCACCTCGGCATCAGTTGTCTTCGTCAGGAAGTCATACCAATGTTTCTTTTTAGGTGTCATTTCCCGCACCGCATACCGGCAGAACAGCCGGAAATATACACGATAACCAGAGCCAGGAGTATTCCCGCTGCACCTATCAGGTACCACTTCTTCTCTTTCAGAAACACTATAATTTTTTCTTTCATGACTCGCTCCTTATATTAAAATATCTTCTCGGAGAATATTCATACTGATAATATTTATCAGTTAAATACCCGCCTAGTTTTTCCCAATCGAAATTACCGGGACAGTTCTTGTCGGTACCGCTGTATTCCTTTGCGTTATATCCGTGACCAACTATCGACCTGATTTTATATTTTTCCATTAACTGTGACAGGAGATCAAACAATGCCTTGTATTGGTCGTATTTATAATCGTTTAAATTTGACGCTGACTTATTCATAAGCTCAATACCGATAGTCAGCTTGTCGTGCGCTCCCGAAGATGAATGATACACCCACATATTTGGACTTATAATTTCAAATACCTCGCCCGTAAAATCCACAAGGTAATGGAAAAGCGCCACCCCCCTCATGTATTCCTTTATCCTTTCACCGGACATCATCCAAGCAATCATGGTTGACGCTGAATCACCGCCACCCGTTCCGTGAATTACTATTTCAATCGGCTCCGAAGAACGCACGAACCCCGTATGGTATTTATCCCTGATTGTATTATTTATTTTTATGTTCATGTTCTTCATCCGTCTTGTTTTCTATCTGGCCGGCTATATCAAAAAATGCCTTAATACACGTCATGTTACGACAAAACCTATTTCCATCGCATATCTCCCGGCACACCTTGTCTCGTATCAATATGTGAAGATTGATAACGGACTCCGTGTTTTGGTGTAATTCGCTCATATCGTTGTCCATTGTGTATTGGCTATATATGTCCCCGATAATGTTGCACCGCTACTACCGTTTACCGTTAATGGATATGACGAACTAAAATCATATCCCGACTTCCTTAATTTTATATAATACCTTCCATCATTGGCCGTAAATAATGCCTGGCCCGAACCATCGGTTGTTTTAGAATCAAGTAAATTTACCATCGTTAAATCCCATATCTGCACAGAAACATCGGGTATGGGTAACAATCCATCATTGACCACTATCGAAACTGGCGATGATCCCGACATTCCCCCACCCGAAGGTGAATTAACAAGAGCGTCTATTGTGAATTGATAATTCAATCCATTTGATTGAAGCATTGTCCCTAATTCATCTGTAACGACCTTTATGTCTGGAACGTCCGCAAGAGCCAGGGTATCATCCTCTGGACTATCCCCGAAGGTATACCTGTTTTGCAGGGACGACCCACCATCACAACGGACCTGGTATATTATGGAACTATCATATCCAACAAAATTATAATAGTACCCCCCGTCACCAACCTCCGTCATTATGGCATCGGTAACCAACAATTCTCCGGTAACTATATTCCTTATCCGAATAGTTGGTGACAACCCCGTTGCCGGGGTGCCATTATTATCAAGAAAATTAGCTGTTACCAATCGGGCCATACTTCATGTCCTATACGGGTATTTCTTCCCATGTAAACCCGAAGCATACGAGTGGCGAAGTACCCGCAGCCGCTATAGCCTGCATACATATTGCCACACCCGGAGGAACAACAATCGAACCATCAAGTACGTCCACGGTATCGCAAGGCTGAACGGGTGTCGTCAATAGAAACGCACCCATTGTGAAAATAGGTCTGATTATCTGCGGTACCGAAACGAACGTTGATCCCGCAAACGCCCGGCCAACGCCCCGTGGCATACCAAGCATTGAACAAAGAGGGACTAGTTCGGTTCCGGTTGTCGGAACGGTCGTCTGTGATAGGACCGCCGCAAGAAGCACAGAACCGCCCCCAAGTGTACCAGAAACATACCCCATTGACGCCTTGAGTATTGAAAGGTTTTTCCCTGACGATGGGGGATTCCACAATGCAATCGGCGGGGCCACGGCCAACACCGTTCCCGGTGCAATACCCGCCACGGCATTCGCCACCTCCATTATGGTCCCTCTTACCGCCGCCTCGGTATACCCGCCATGCGCCATTGTAACAACACCCGCACCCGTTTTGTCGGCCCTGAATGTGGTTAATACGCCATCGGCAATACCCTGTAATCCCGATCTGATTTCAGCTATCATAAATATTCTCCTGTTATTTTATTTCTTCCCACCCTGACGGAAATGGAAGACTATTTGAATCCATATATAATTGATTGGCAATTTTTAGTTGTAATAATATTTGTTCAACTAATGAAAATATTTCGGGGGATGAAGTGAGCAATCTGTTCGTGTCTTGCTCCTGTGCGTATGGTACTTTCTTGTCCCCGCCAACCTCAACCCTCAACCGGGGGAATTGCTGTGGATATTTAGAATACATATTCGCCGCATATGTTGTCGGTTGTGTCGGGGATTGAGTGGGGGCCACTATCTGTTCGACTGCTGTAAACCCAAGACGAAACAGCGCCGCCACGCCAAGAACCGTGGCAAGGTTTGTGTCATAGGTATTTAGTTCGTATGTTGTGGCCCGTTGAGCCAATAACTGTGACTGTGAGCCTGACGCCGCCGATGGTTGTGGTATTATTGATATTTCACCAGACGCAACAATGGCCACCGATATTGTACCAGAAGTATAGGCAGAAATCCTTACTTGAAATCTTTGCAATCCCGCCGTATTGAATCTATATATGCCATTCGTCGTGGCTGTTGTGACTAACGCACCAATAACCGTTGCAGATGTATTTCCACCAACCGCAGTATAATTTCCCGCATCCGCCCTACCCTCGAATGTAACCGTACCCACCCATGTACCAGATAGTTGAGCCACAACAGTGGGACATCCTTTACAGTCAATTCCTATTGCTTCACCAAGAACACCCATCCTGTTTGATATAACGGTATCATTGAATATTGTCTTAGTTCGTATCGAATTACCATCGTAAAGCGGCTGCGTCCCCAATACCTTCTCGATATTAACATCGTATGTCGGGAGAAATTCGTTTATATGATCGTTCAGAAGATCATTGGTTTCACTCCCAACGGGATTACCGTTCGGTATAGTTATCTTCTGTATTGTTGTTAATGGTCCGCCCATATTACTATTTCTTCTTCCTGTTCTTTTTCAGACAATAATCCACCGTCTTCTCAACCTCTTTGTGGTTGTCTGTTCTATGGTATAATTCCTTAATTGACTCCCTCGTTTCGCTCATAGCTTTTTCTATGTTATCAAAATATCTCAGAAAAATATTATAAACAAAGCGCATAAAAAGACGACCGCCGATAATGCCAACGATGACAGCCCCCACAACTGCAATAGTAATTTTCTCAGGCATGGTGATCGTTGATAGAATATCCATTTCATTATGCTCCCCTGTACGTGCCGTCCTTAGACTTATTAAAAAACCTTCTCTACCAATACTCTATAATAATAATCTTGATTTGTCAAAGCTATACCAGTACCAGTATCTGATATAGATATAAGTCCAAGGTTACCGGTCTGTAATTTATACTCGGTGATACTAACACCCAAGCAAGACCAGAAATAAATATTTCCAAGTACATCATTCGCATACTCTCCAGTATTACAGAAAATAATATTTGCTTCTGTTTTATCTGTGCTGATAACAAGACGTGAATGAATATCGGATAAACCATATCCTAAATTATGTATTACATTCGTGTCTTTATTCTTATTCGATGTTGTTTCATTTACCAGACAAGTAGCACCACTCGTTGCACCGGTCAGCGTCCGGTTATCTGTAAATATTCCAGTACCAGTGACATTTTTAAGCGTTAAAACTGTCCCGCTATCGGCGGTTATTATTCCTGTGTTACTACTTGTTGATTCTGTTATTTTCTCACCAACTACGAACGTCCCCGATTTGCCATCGTATGTTACTTGAGATGTTCCGAGGTGTCTATTGGTCCAGTCGTTTGAATTTATCCATCCGGTATCATGAGATAATTTACATGATACAATAGACCATTGACCGGCAAGACCAACTATTTCAAGATGATCGCTTCCTCCACTTAATATCTGTGTTTCCAGTGTGCCAATTAACTCAGAACCTTCACCGTCTATTGTTACGTTCCCACCGGCTGTAGTCATGATGAATTTCAATACTCGTTTTTGATTATCTGCTAGTGTTGGCAGGGTTATTGTAAACGATCCCGCAGAAGAATTTATGGCAAATACCCCATAATTATCATTGTCAAGAATTACATACGTTGTGGTACACACCTTTATATTTGACGATGTAATGGATATTGAAGCCCATATCAAATCAATCTCATCCGAAATAGAATCAAGATCAGTCCTTGTGCTTCTGAAATTCTTCATAAGCTGACTTGAAAGACCGTTTATGTCTTTCGAATTAAGTTCTGTTTTCTGTGTCTTGAATTTATTCATGCTACCTTCTTCGCTTTCATGATAGCCATGAGGTACATATTTTTAGGGTGGGAATCCACGGTGCGAAGGGGGACGGTTCCAACCGATCCATCCGCATAGTATAACGAATTAGGGTCATAAAGTGTTCCAGTGTGATTACTATATGGCGCTACACCATTTAATATCCACGAACTTCCATTGGATTGAGTTATCGAATGTTGGTGTGATTTAATGCCATTGGTTTGTGTCGATCCAACATTGTCACCACCGGTTCTTGTTGCCGCCATTGAATCAACACCGGCGCTGTTATCTTGCGCTCTAATGAATAAACCCCTGGCATCGGGGACATTGAATGTTGATATTCCGTCACCGGGGCCGTAAATATCATCTATTTCATTAAATAGATCGGCGTATACCGCCCTGTCTACGGCCTGACCATTCAATTCGAGATAACCATCGGGACAGGTTGAATTGGGCCAGTAAATAATTCCACCGGGCGGAAAGAAATTGTCTATCAATTCCTTGACATCCGACCGTAGTTTTCTTAATTCAAGGGCCATGCGACCCATGTAATTTGTACTAATGGGAATTGTTTCGTCCCATGTTCTCGTATAATTATATGATCCATCTGACAGTTCATCATCAATACGAATTATATATTTAAAATAAATGTTCGCTGGCCTGTTTTCGCTGTCTCCCGTTAATCCGGTTTGTGTTGAGGAATTTGGAGCCGATGCAGAACTCGGAAGCGATCCACCACTCCAACTATAATTATAACCGTGTGTGTGTACCTTATTTTCATCTTCCTGTTTTGTTCCAACATGATCACCCGTTGTTCCATCTCCCCTATCTGTCCTCAAAGAAGTGTCGGGATCATATAAACCCGAAGATTTTCCATTGTTCCATCCCCTTACAAAATATCCCGAAATTTTTGGGATGCTAAAATGACTGCTGTCGATTGCTCCGTGTGTTATCCCGATAACCGTAAATAAATCGGGGTATTTTGTCCTCAATAAACTGCTACCCTTGCACTCCATAAATCCATACGGGACAACGGGAGATGACCACTTGACAACCATTCCAACCGGAATAAACTTTAATATCCTCTCTCGGATATCAAGTTTTAATTGACGGATTAAAACATCAATCTTCCCCGCTTCACTTATTCCAGAAAGTGAATTATCAAGCGGAAGTGTTTCATCCCATGTATTTGAAAATGTTGCCATTATAATGTATCCGATCTAATTATAAACATGGCGGCCATATTCTTTGGTCTCGATTCATTTCCTCCAGATGATCCCGTTTGAATACTAAATCCGGTTGTGAAATAAGTCATAAGTTTTTTGATTACTTTATAGCTGTGCGTGTGTGTCTTGTTCTCGTCACCCTGGGTGGACCCTATCACGTCATTGTTTATGGTGCATACTATCCCTGTACCGACAGTAGCAGATTGTGATATTGTAATAGCAGTTGGTATTCCATTGGCGTCATAGGACGGAAAGGCGGTTATGAATGTATCTACCGGTATTCCTGTTCCGGTTATTCTTGCTCCAAAACGGGGAACACCGGCCAATCCAGTAACACTAGATATTGCAGTACCGGATATATTCCCGGTACACGATACAGCCAAGTCGGCATCAAGGTCTACTCCGGTCTTACCGTTACGCCAACACCGTACTAGTAACCCCCGCATATCGGGTATATTAAAGTTTGCTGCCGATCCACCGTAGTTATATCCAAGAATTAGAAACAAGGAATAGTAACTTGAAACTGCCAGACTCGCACCGTTACATTCAAGGTATCCGTCCGGTACAGTTTCGGTGAACCATTCCATTACCGCACCAATAGGAATATTCTCATTTATCCTTTCACGGAAATCTATCTTGAATTGCCTTATCCTCCCAGCCGCCAGGGATATGACTTCACTATCAACGGGGATGTCGTTACTCCATGATCCCGTCAGCATCACAGCCCCGCATACAATACAGTGTTATTTTCAGCCCTCCGCATCCTTGCGTCCATCTGCATCAGCCTTTCCAGTTCCTTTACTAACTCACCCTGGAACACTTGCATCTTCTGGTATTCTTCCTGTATCCGGCATATATTAGCCGCAGCCTCATATATAACGGCATTGTGACCATTCCTGGTAAGGGCATCATACGTCAGGTCAAATACTGCCGGTGGCCGGGGAAGATACTTGTAAATCTTTGCGGCTAGAACAACACCCGTTAGTGCCGGTGTTGGATATAATAGCAGTTCGCCACCATATATTTCATAATGGGTTGGATAATCAACTTCTTCGGTGGCGTTCCTGAAATGGTTGAAGGCATCGTTCGGTTGCATCGGTGATATTGGTGAACAATAGTTTCCAGATACAGTATCTACCATCCTGAATCCATTTTGAACAACCTCTTTGAATAGTGCCGGAAGTGGATAGTTCCTGACACCGTCCGTAAGTGTCGTCAGTTCCGTTGACTCCATAAACCAATAGTTATAATCCTCCTGTATCTTCCGGTGGGCATTGGCAATAATTCCATACTCGCCCTGTAGGACGTTCTGCGTTCCCTGTGCGGGAACAGAATTTCCATATACTTCAAATACAACCCGGTTGTACAGTTCGGTCCAGTTCATTGATTATGCCCTTGCACCCTGTTGTGTTTTTGTTATCTCACTGATAATAGAATCCTTCGCCATGTTTCCATCTGATACAGGAAGGTCTTCTTTGACTTCCTCGATGATGTGTACAAAGAATCTGGGATCTTCATACTTTTCGGGAACCTTGCTTATCTCCTGGTCTTTCATGCGCCACTCAATCTTAACCGCATCATTCAGCGCAGTTATGGCGTGTTCCGGCAAAACCTTTGTCTCGCCATGCTTTACATCGAATATCTCTCCGTTACTCGACCACATATGCCGCTCGCCCTTGCGCTCCTGATTGCTAAACTTTACCTTGAAAAACTTTTGCTTTTTGTCAGCCATTAATGGCCCTCCAATATTTAAAATTTAGGGAGAAGGCTTGTGGCCCCCTCCCTAATTTGTTCTACCGATACGCCGTGTAATAGATAGTATCACCGGACGTATTTATGTCTGCATCCGTACCGATTGTAACCCCAAGAGCCGTTGTACCAATGACCCCGCCATATGCCGAAACAAGACCCGTTGGCCTGTTTGCGCCATAACTGATAAACTGCACCGTGACGCCAGCAGCATCAAACAGCGTGGTTGCCCCAATGAAAGCAGCACTCGTGTTTATAACGATGGCACATCCCAGGAGTACGTTCAATGCGGTTGGAGCCACAGCCTTCCAGGCGGCCAGCGCCAGGGCGGCGGTCGCATAACCCGTTGCGTTCGCAGCAGCATCACTAACAGCCAGCGTTCCACCGGATGGTATTTGTAGGCCGAACGCACCGTATTTATTTTGCGGTACGGTCGTCGCAGTAACAGCGGTACCAGCCGCCACAGCCGCTTTAGTATACGACATGCCACCGATGGTGAATGAAAATGCACCAGTCGCAATCGCAGACTTCGTTGATCCCATAGCCAGTGCCGGGGAACCAAGAACCGTGGTCCCGCCATACTTAATGCCCTCTGCATCTGCCATATCGGGGGTGTATACAATCTCTGTCCCCCTGATTTGATTGGTAAGGATCAATTTCGATGGCGTAAAGCCGAGGGGTATATTTAAGGCGGCCCCGGTACCAGTAACTTTTCCTACTACAACTTGTTTTATTTGACTCATGTTATTCCTCCTACACGTTCACGCATACTTCATACCGAAGCATGAGTAAGTCGTTTAGTATACATAGGCCAGTTACGCCCTTCCAACCCATCGTTCCTTTTTGATTAAGAGGACCGCCCTCGACTTCCTTGCTCTTGACAATAGTCTCAAGTGCGGCACCGGAAAGGTCGGTAACGCCAAATGCGTTATCTGCCAGGATGATGATTGAATAAACGTCCCAGTTTGTGCCGTCTGTGGTTTTCATGCTTGATCCAGACGTTCCACCGGCAGACGCCCAAAATTTAGCATTGGTCGTTTCAATAAACCGGAAGTAGCCATCGGAACCTATCTCGCCATCTTCCACATCAGCCAGACTTGCGTAAGTTGCAACGGGCTTGAAGTTGGTAAGATTCATAACGTCATAACTCACGTCAGGGTGAATCAGACATATGAACGCAGGACGCAGCGGGGAAGTACCAACACCAGTTGACGCCTTGACAACGGGCTTAAACGGTTTAGCGTTCGCCCTTGCCAGGGTACGTCTGATTATACCAAGTTCGATTTCAGTCACTTTAGTAACAATCAGGTTACGAGCAGCGACCGCACCGCCCCGGTATACACTTGAACCGGCATTGAGCTTGTCCCGATAAACCTGATCCAGGGAATCTCCGGCGTGTTCGCCGAGCAGCTCGCTGAATTCGGTAAGAACGGGGTCTTCGTTGAAGTATTCGACCTGATCGGTATACTCAACAAACGCACCATACTGATTGAGCGTTTCCGTTAAATCGGTAATGGATACTTGAAGCGGGGATGGGGGCATCCCTTCCATGAGTGGCGTACTTGACGCCGGAAGAGAGCCATATCTCCGAAATTTTGCTGTGTTGCCAGACTTTTGATCTACCGGCCGTTTCTGTCCATATTTAGCGTGAACCAAGTACGGGAGCATACGGTCGAGCAGAACGCCATCGTAAAAAGTGGCTATCGCTGGCGGTATTTGTGTGAGAGTAGTAGTACCTACTGCCATGTTATGTCTCCTTAAATTTTATTAAGGGACACTTATCTCCGGCCAAATTTAACTTGATGAATCTTATCGTGCAATTCCTTCGTCCCGACCTTGTTGCGCCAGTCTATCTCGATTGATGGATTTCCGCCGCCGCCAGCGTCAGAAAGAGTTTTTTGACCATTAAGATTACCGTTAATCTTTTCAGCCAGTTCTTGTGTCACCTTCTGTTTTGTCTTCTCTGCATACGTGGGATGAAGGCGACCATAGTCATAGGCTGTCATGGCGGGGTTCACTGATTTCATAATAACATCTGCCATCCCGGGATTGGCCTCTGCAAGTTTCACACCAAGAGCGTAGACTTCATCCCAATCTGAGAATTTTTGTCTCGCCTGGTTGACTTGCATTTCAATTTTTACCTGTTGGCTGTCGGCCCTTAACCGGCCTTCTCGCTCGTCAAGTAGATTGACCACATCCTTGAATGACGGAATGTCTTCTGGGTCATATTTAGTAGCTTGTTGTTGAGCTGCCGATTGTTCCAGAAATTCAGTCCTTCTCCGCAGAACATCCGCCTCACGTTCTATACTCTGCCTCTTCCCTCGTTCTTCTTCCAATGCAGCCAGGGGGACTTGTTTAACCTCTGCGGTTTCGATCGGCTGTGTTACTTGCCCTGCATTTTGTTCTGTTCCTACCGGCGGCGTAGGTACTGCGCCCGTAATTTGTTCTTCTGCCATACTGCTCCCTTTATGTTATTGTAAGGATTCGCTTTCTTGGTTCTCCTGGTTGCGATACTTTTCCCTTATCGCAGTTTTCTCGTCCTCGTTCGCCAGGGCTTCTCCCGTACTGGTTGTCGGGTGTGTGTCCTTCCATCGGAACACGGCCTTCATCATGAATATGAAAAGCGTGTTATTGAAGTTCTTGTTGGCTACATTCGCCCTGCCCTGCTCCGTCCACCATGCCTCGGCAAGCAACTTGCCCTTATCTATGGTTTCGTGGTACTCATCGTTCTGTTCGTAGTGTTTGCTGTGAAGTCCCCTGGATATATTGAGGGCTTTCAATACGGCGGTTACGTGTCCGCCTTCTTGCATTATGTTGATTATAATATCTTTCCATTCGGCGGGAAGATCGCTGATATGCTTTGTCATTGTAACCCTCCGGGTGGAGCCTGTTGTATGGGTTGTTGTTTGGCTTGCATCTGTGCCATCTGCTGTTGCTGCATCATGGCCTGTTGCTGTTGCATCTCTTTCAGGTATCTGTCTTTGGCTGACTTTGATAACTCCATGTAGTCGAGGATCATGGCGTCAGGAACATACATCCCGTATTGCTTCATCTGTGTGAGCATAGTGAGGATAGAGGCCCGGTAAGTCTGTGATCCTATAGTTTCATCAACTGTCACATCAAACCGGGCCGTGTTTTTCACTTTATCGAAATCAACCCAAAACGCCTGTTCCTCTGCCTGTAAATTCTTCATTTCATTCTTGATAAGCATGGCCTGTTGGCGAACGGCGTATATCTGCTTCTGAACGGCGTGTTCCTGTCTCACGTCACGTTCTTGCATTTTCTGATCTTCAAATATCTGTTGTGCCTGGGGGGATACGTTTTGATAAACTATATCATCTTCGGGAGTGGTTTCTATCGGTATGTCGGGTACCACAGGGACCTGTTTCGATAATTCTTTTAACTGCGCCTGTAGTTCTTTTATCTGTTTTGTGTATTGGAAATCATCACCAAGTATCCGCTTGATCTTCTGTGTGGAAAAGTTCCTGACTATCATGTCAATGAGGCGTCTACCCAATGTCCTCTGTGCGTCTGACAATGAGTCAAATAATTCCTGAACGGAAGTTAATCCCTGGCGCTGGCGTAGCTGTAACACTACACCAGGAGCGCCTTTGTCTGACATTTGTCCGAGCATATCGGGATTATTTCCAACGACCTGTATGTCGTTATCAAACATTGTCTCCATCTGAATGAGAGACATCGGCACATCGGGGGGTCTAATCTGTTCCAGTGCCTTTCCTGGATTCTTCTCGATAATCTTTCCGGCCCCGGCAGACTGCGCCAGGACGGCCTTATCATCCACGGCATTCCTATCCATGATCCAGCCCGAATGAGGCATGGTTTGGATGGCTGCCATTATGTTTGAGCGTCTTTTGTTTTTCTCACGTTGAAGGTCTTTAAGGGGACGGACCATTCCATGAAGTTTAAGTTTCCAATCTGAATAGCTGGACTCATAGAATGAGAATATGGGAATGAATGGATAATCCCCGCCCTTGAATGGCGAATTACCATCATAGACAATGAGACTGTCCTCAATCATAACAGCCAGCTTCATAATGGGAACGGTATTCTTTATTGCGGCTATGTCGGGGTTTTGTGTCAGAAAATCTTTCAGCTCCCCCTTGCTTTTGTCCCATTTCTCGGTATCTTCGGGGTCGGTAGTATTGACTAATATTGTCTGTTCTTCATAATCCCTGTACCAATACTCAATAACCAACAGGTGATTCCCCTGATCGGATGGAACAACCGTATTTTCGGTAAGTTCATATTTGTCTATCGGCGCTCCCTTCATTTCCTGTATCTCTTTGGAATACTTTGGATAGAGCCTTTTTAGTTTATTTTTTGATACTTTTCGGTGTCGGATGATATAGTCACAGTCTGACAAGTTTCGTTCGGTGAAGTGGGGATCGGGTAAAATGTCGAAGGGTGATATTTTTTTGACAATAATATCGCCGTTAATGGGGTCATCATCGTATACCAGATACGGATGGAGCCAGGCAATACCACCAATGAGTGAATCTTTGAAGGCGTCTGACACAGTAAAGTTGACATTTTTATCTACGAGTATCCACTTTATAACCATGTTCAAGACTTCGGCCTTCATTTCGTCCGAACCCTCAATGGGGAAAACCTTTATCTCTCCCCGGTTCTGTCTCTGATAACCTGACAATAGATTGATATTTTTGAATATGTGGTTAATGGATAGCATCGGCATATTCTTCGCCGAAAGAATTGCCTTGTCTGTGGCGCTCCATTGATCGGACATCTTAAACTTCCAATCTTCCTTGCACTCGGTTATATAACCAGACCAGGCGGACTTCGCTTCATCGTATGAAGTTAATATCTCTTTCTTTAATTCATCATCCATTACAATACTAAAATACTAAAATACTAAAGTATTGTCAAGCACTTTACAAGGTAATATTGTACTAAAATACTAAAATAGTTGATTTTTATTCGGACATCCAGGAACCGGAATGGCGGGGTTTAAGCATATTCAAAGGGTCCCTTGTGGGTCTATTGTCTTCTTCAACCAATATTTCATTCGGAAATATGACATTCATCTTCAATTCGTATATACGAGCCATACAGTCTAACATATCATCATGGCCCACGTTCCTACCCGGAACCCAATTCTCAAATTCGTCTATGAAATCGACTATAATATCACGGCTTTCTTTCTCGACCGATTTGTATATCAGACTGTCGGGTATCATCCATCTTCCCCTTTGGAAGTCTGGAACAAGCTTTTTAATGCGGTCTTCCTTTGCGGTCTGTCCCCCAAGTTCCGTAATGGTGAAAAATATGCCGCTTTCCATCATCATCCGTTCCATGAATTCAACATCAGCCTGGGCACCATACTGTTCATAGCCCACTTCCGTCACTCCCCAATCTTTTACAAGTCCAGACAGAGCGTTCCACCTCTCTCCTAAGTCCAGTTTGTCCCGAACCATGTCAATAAGCCAATATCGGCGTCTACCATCGGTGCCAACAACCATCATTACCGTGTAGTCTGACTCTTTTCTTTTCTTTGTGGCGGGATCAACGAGTATGTAGTAGTACATAATGGGTTTTTTCTCGTTGTACGTATAAAATCTCAGCCATGTTCGGTTGAATTTCTGACTTGATTCGGCTACGGGGTGTTGCAATATCTGACTGCTGTAGATATATGACCCCATATTGTCGTGCCGGTCCTCTAATTCCTCCCTGGTCATCATTACAGGCTTTCCACCACGCTTTCTATGCCCCAATTCATCGACCTCGGCAGCGTATTCACGGACCTTGATCTTCTTTTTCTTCATAATATCAGAATATGAATCTTTTAAGCTGTACCTGGTACCGGATATTGACATTTCCCATCTGCTTGATACAAGGTTTAGGCTCATACCGAAGTAAAAAGTGGCCTTCTCTATCTGTGATTGCGTGTTGACGTTCCTTGCGTCTATAATATCATCATAAATCAGCAAGGTAAAGTGCTTTCCGGTGGGAAGAAAGTCAACCAGGCCCCATGCCTCAATGCTGGCTTCCTGATAATTGCGTCTTCTCTTGACATACAGGCCAACTTCCTCACTCCATTTCTCGGCCTGTGATGATGGTTTAGCATAAAATATATCGGGATGGGAATTTATTAGCAGTTCATTTGTCTCAAGGGTGGTTTTAATACGCCTCATGTGGCCGATGGATAGTGCTTTTGTGTTTGAAAACAATACCACCCGTTCTTCTGGATTTTTAATAAGACGCCATATCGGATAGGCATAGGTCTTAATTGACGACTTGAAGTGACCCCTGGGCCATAAATCTATGACCTTATCATTATCCTTCTGGACCTCGTATATCCTTGCCAGGACAAAGGGATCATTGACCTCCTTGAAATCCAATACAAAGTATAGCAGGAAGAATAAATCATCCGCAGTTATAGCCCTGACCATATCATAGATACGATGGAAGTTCTTTCTTTTGCGGAGAGACAGCAGTTCTCGACTTATTTCATTGAAATCATACGGGTAGGAATCCCTATGGATACCAAGTTCTCGTAGTTCTGCATCTGCCACACATGGCTTAAATTCAAAGGGCAATATGTTTTTTCCTTGACTTTATTACAGTACTTTAGTATATTGTAAAAGTCAATCAAATACTATTCACATATCACCCCCAGGGCCGGGACGTAATGAACCCCGGCCCTTCTTATGCCTACCATCCCTTCTGTGTATAATAATAAATATATCCCCTGGGATTTACATAAAACATAAATGTTACCCTTGTATCAACTATCACCTCCAATAAGTATCAATATATTAATACTTTCTGCGGAAGTCAATTATATTACAATATCCAGCGCCTTCTGAATTAACAAGGCGCATTGTTTAGAGAAATGAACCACGTCCTTCAATACCCACGGCAGCGGATATCCGGTATCATCATCCACAAACGGGGAATAGGTATCTATTATCCTGGGTACCCATATCTCCCTCTGAAATCTGCGTATGGTATCTATCTCAATCCCCCACTGTGCTTCTGTTTTTAATATCAAACCCAATACGTTGGTATATACAGGCGGTACTAGAATTATCCACGAAAGAGGAAACATTTCATGCAATGACTTCATGTTATACTCGGCAACAGGCATCATGCTTCGTAATGAATAATTCCCACCTATACTTATTACTTGTTTTAATTTGGAAATCTTGTCATATATTTTAGTCCCGGTCCAATTAAAATAGAAACACCACTCTCCGGATACCGTGCCCGCCACCCCAAAATTCAGGACAATAGTATTAAACTCCCTCATAACCTCATAACTGTCAAAGGCGCTTATCTCCGAATCACCGAAGATCACACCCCTTGCACCACCGAACAGACGAGCCAAACCCAACATAAACACAAACTGCTTATGCCTCTTTTCGGGTCCCGTTCCATTACTCGGGATTATGTTCTTGAATATCCTATACCATAGCCATTGAAATATCTTATTTTTCATGCCATACCTCATTACTAATATACATTGTTTCGTATTATTGTCAACTACATATTACTCTGTTTATTTGCCCCTACACGGCCCCTTTGTACTATGAGATTATTAAATTGCTTCCTGAAATAGAAAATATTTAATAATTTTATTCCACAATCTTCCACAATCTTCCACAATGTCAGGACGATA